GCTCCGTTGAGCCAGACATCGTTGTAGCCGTTGTATTTCTCTGTCCAGCCAATTTGAATGTGAACTGGGGTTCCGTTACCACCGACATCTACAAACTTGAATCCGTATTCGGTTGATGGTCTAAGGGTGATGACCTTTGCACTTGTCTCACCGCCACCTGCTTGATTGGAGGCTGGGACAAACTCGGACAAGACCACGCTCCCACCAGTCATTGCTGTTGCACCTTCAAGGACGGCATCGTAAGAGTCTGACTCGTTGCGATTTAGGTTATAGCCTGCAATAGCCGTGCCAGTTGAAGTGATTGTTGCACCCTCTACTAGGGAAGCAAGGATGCTTGAGTTGTCGGCAGTGAAACTCCAAAAGCCAAGCTGAGCCCCTGTCTCACCTGTGGTGAATGAGAAAAGTGCGGTTCCATTATTGGCTATTGACTGGTAGCGACTTACAGCGTAGGCATAGCCATCTCTGGACATCTGTGTCATGTCCATTGCAGGCTCTAGGTTTTCAATCCAAGCTTCTTGAGCGTCAACAGTCGGAGGAACTATGGTTGCCCCTGCTGTTCCTACCGATACAACTTGAGTTGTTACTGCCATTATTGATTTACTCCATAAGCGTCTTTGACAGCCTGTGGGTCTTCGCTTTGTCCAGCATTCTGCAACTGAACGCTTGGCATGCCTGTGTGCATCATTGCTGGCAGTCCTAGTTTCTCGAGAACATCAGCAGGATCAAAACCGACCTGAATCAGTTGCTGAGCCATGTCAACACGCTCTGTCTGTGCTGATAGGTCTGCCGCCTCAACATTCACATTAGCCAGAGGAACACGCACGGTGTCTGCTGACGCATCCATAATTGGAGTGAGGTCTTCTAGTCTCCTGACATCGTTTATGGTCAGGAAGCCAGCCTGCAAGCCCGTAGAGAAGGCACTCATGCGGCTGTTGATGTCTGCCCTGAGTAATCCATCAAGGTTGAACTTGATAAACGCTGTCTCTCCGCCTGGGTAGCGAGCCATGAGAGGAGACATCGCTCCTTCAATCTTTTGCACAATTGGTCTGAGACAGTGTGTGACCCAAGCAAGGTTGTTTTGTTCAACCGAAGCATAAGAGTTTGTGCCAGGTAGTCCAAGAAGGTGCGGAGGAATGTTGAATGCTCTGGCGACATCCTCTACTGCCATACGGCGTGAGTCTAGGAACTGAGCCTGATCGTTTGGCACATTGGTTGGCTTGTATTGAGCCCCGCCCGACAACACTGCGGTCTTGTGTGCCTTGCTCCATCCCTTGTGGCGTGAGTCAAAGGCTTCCTGCATGTTCTTTGCCTGCTCAGCCGTCAGGTTGCCTGGAACCTCCAGAACACCGGAAGTCTGAGTGCCAGAACCGAAGAATCGTGCTGCGTAGTTCTCGAGTGCCTTAGCTAGGCCAAAGTTTTCTTTGAGGGACTCAACTCTTGATAGACCCCTGATGTGACCTGGGCGAACAAGGTCGGGAATGAAGATAACCTCGTCTGTGCTGAGCATCTTCTTTTCGCCCTCAACTACGAACCGAACCCTTCCGATCCCATCACGCTTGATTTCGACATCGTGCGGGTTGAGAACTGAGAGGTTTACAATTTCACCGTTGTTGTTTGAGTAAACACGGATAAAGGCATTGCCATCCAGCAAGAGAGAAACAATGACTGCCCCGTAAAAGGCTTCCTTGGTCGTGTCAACATCTGGCTTTGTTACCCACTGTGGTCGTGGGCGGAAAGCGTAGCGAGCACCGTCTCTGCGAATGTAGGCATCTACCGGAAGCGTTGCTACCGTATCGCTAATAAGAGAGACCGCCGAGAACACTGCGTTGATTTGCAAAGATGTCTTGGCATCAATCAAAGTGCCAGACTGATTGCTGAGTTCTACAAAGTCGCCAGAACCGAAGATGGTCTGAAACGAGATTGCCCGCTTCTCAAACAGATTATTGAGCATTTCCTCGCTCCATCGCTATACCGAACAAAAGTGCGGCAGCACCTCCTACAACCAGACCTGCTGGCAGGAACACAAGTGCAACACCTATAGTTATTAGTGCTGCACCGATTACTTGCAAAATTGTTGCCAAAATTACCGCCTATACGAATACTTGTGGCACTACCTCTTCCATTCTACCTACAGTTGCTCTGTCGTAGGCGATTATGAAGGCGATAGCGTTGTCAATCTTCTTTTTAGAGTTTGAATGCTCTTTGGTGACTCTTTGACCCCTGTGATCAGTCTTGATTACACAGTTTTCAATGTGTCTGGCGAGTGCTGGGTCGCCATCGTGCTCAAAAGTCTGTTCCATAACGGCATCAAACACCTTTTGAGTCGCCGGAATCATCAAATTGAGCAAATTTGTCTTGTATTCAACGATTGGAAGTCCCATTTCGTCTAATTCCTGCATCATTGATGCCCATCGGTAGGGGTCACAGGCAATTTCACGGACTTTTGGGTAATTTTGGGTGTAATCAATGATTGTTTGCTTGACTTCTTCCATCGGAACCCGCCAAGAGTCGTCATCTACGCCAAAGTTCTTCTCCCAAGTGCGAATTAGCCTGACTTTTGGCTTTTCATCGTCTTTTGGGATGGTGCAGACGCATAAAGCAGTCGAATCTGAGGCATAAGAGCCATCAAAGCCCAAAACATAGTCCTCATCGGGTGAAATCTCGAAATCAGCAGCTAATTTGTCCCAAGCACCCGTTGGTAGCCATGCAGATTGGCTAGAAACCCATTGATTGCACCTTTTCGTGCGAAATTCCGACTCTGGAGTCCTCAAGACGGCACTTTCGAAGTCCGATTTGGCACAGATGTCGTCAAAGCCTGGGTTTGCCATCCTCCAGGTCTCTTCAAGCCGATGATCTGCCTCAGCGGGGGCTTCCCACCAAGCCATAAAGAAGGTTGGGTCTTTTGTTTCACCCCTGATGATTTTTTGACCATACTGGTAAAGCTCGTAAGCGATTGTGTCTTTACCCGAGGCACTTTCAGTTTTTACACCCGCCGTGGTGATGGCAATCATTGTGGCTGCCTTACCTCGGGCTCCTTGAGCCAGCGACATTACATCAAAGAGCTGCCTGTTGGGCTGAGCGTGAAGCTCATCAAAGAGCACCATCGTTGGCGATAGACCTTCATGTCGAGGAGCATCAGCCGACAGCACTCGGTAGACATTGTTCGTTGCCGGAACCAAGATTGCATCTCTGTAAATCTTTACATGGTCTTTTAGTTCGCAGTTCTGAATCATTCTTTTTGTATCTTCAAAGACGATACGAGCCTGATTGCGGTCAGCGGCAACCGAATAGATTTCAGCCCCCTGGGTCTTTACATCCATCAAGCCAAATGCGGCAATGATAGATCCGAGTGCCGATTTTCCTGATTTCCTTGGCATGCCTATCAAAGAGATGCGATGCTTTAGCCCGCCATCTTCATCACGAGCGAAAACTTGCTTCAACAAGTCTTTCTGCCATTCACGCAGGATTAGTTTGGTTCCCGCCCTGCCTGCTACTGAGTCTTTGGTTATTGTGCCGAATGCATCAGCAAAGCGAATTAGGAAATCGCCATCGCCTCTATCTATTGCATCTTGTGGCACGGGTGTTAGCCATGCGGGGGGAATCATTGTGACCTTTCAGCCATCAATTTCTCAAAGGCGGTTTGTGCTTTTATCTCAGCAAGCCCAAGTCGGGCTCTTGAGTCAACAGTCATGCCCAACAAACCTAAATTAGCGACTATTGCTTTTTCCAGTTCTAGCAGCTGACGCATGACATGAAAGTCAGTTTGATTCTCTTGCCAGATTTTTTCTAGTTCAATCTGCCGATCAAGTTGCTTACAGGTGAGCAATAAAAGCTCGGTGTCCGTTTCTGCTACCCAAGTCTTGCCCATTGAGTAAACCCTGTCCCACAACATTCTTCCGGCAATGCCGATTTCTCGGTGGGGTTCACGGTATCCGCCGCTTACAGCCATAACTTGCTCAGGATCGGGCAGTTTGCGTTGACCTGGGTTGCCTGTCAAGCGTTTCTGCTCGAGCGGGGTTGCTGGGTTAGCCATAAAAAAGAGGGTAGCACTTTTTGTTGCAAATGCAGAAAAATAAGCGAGAG